AGGGTATCTCCTGATTGGAATTCACCAATCGTAGGTACACCACTTACATAAACAATCCTTAAAGGTATTTGATCTGCCATAACATATTATATACCTTTGTAAAAAAGGATATAAGTAAATCAGTTGCCTCTAGACAATAATGATTATCTAATCATTCATCTTCTAGATTTTCAGGACCTGACACTAACTCTTCAATGTCAGAAAGAGTTTTCATTAATTCTTGAGTAGACATGGTAGAAACCTCTTCTTCTTCCATAGCTTCTTCCTTGTCCTTCTCTTCCTTGTCCTTGCCCATAGCTTTACCTACGGCTTTCCTTCTCTTCTTAAGGTACTCATCACTGGAATCAGAGTCGCCGTCATTATCGACATCATCATCCTCTTTCCCTACAGGATCAAGCTTCTTCTTCTCTTTTTTCTCAGAGATAAGCTCTGAAAGGATCATCTCAACATCCTCCTCATCAGAGGTAAGAGATTCATTTAAAGAGAAGCTGCTGGCGATTGGCTGCTGGCTGTAAAGCTCTGCAAAACCAGAGTTCTCAAAAAGGTACTTAAGACCTTGGTTAACATCAATGGCCTGAACACCGTTCTTAGACTTAAGCATCTCGCACATATCAGCGAAGCACTCTTTGATAACACTGTTTCTTGGAGAGATCTTAGCAAGAGCTTCCATTACAAGAACCTGAGTGTTGAGAAGGGTCTTAAAGGTTGGTGTCTCCTTAAGGTTGTTAACATTAACACCGTACTTCTCTTGAAGTAGGTTTGAAACAAGATCCTTAAGAGGCTTCTTCATTTCAAACAGCTTACCTACAAATTCCTTAAGGTCAGACTTGGTGTAACCAACCTGCTCATGAAGAGTGTTAAGATTGTTTGAGATTGTGCTTGATAGTTGCTTCTTAGAGATGAGAGCAAGGTAAGGAACATTTACAAAAGCCTCTACTAAAGCTTTCTCAATCTCCTCATCTTCCTCGAACATCTTGGTAGCAAGGTTAGAAATGCTAGGTTCAGTTACCCAAACAGTATCAAAAGACTTCTTGGACTCAAGAATCTCTTTCTTTACTAGCTCCTGCTTGCATACCATCTCGTAGATGTCACGGTTCTCACCAAGAGCAATAGAGAAGGAACCCTGCTCTTGAAGCTGCTCTAAGTTCATACGAGGAATACCAAAAGCCTCAGAGATTACATTAGAAAGCTTAACTGCATTCACTATCTCTGGGATACCGTTGATCTTCTCAGCGTTTTCTTGTAGGAACTTAGAAATGTTCTCTGAAACCTCCATAAATCTTTCAAACTCCTTAGTCTCTACAATGTTAAAGGTGTTGTTGAAAGATTCAGTTTGTTCTTCTAGTTTCTCAACGGTTTGGTTGAACTTGACGCGAGCATTCCATGATTCGATTAAAGTATCAAAGATCTCACCTGCACCAACTAACTCGTCGTTGTAAATGTTCTCTACAAATGAAGAAATTTGATTCTTGGTGTATGAATCAAACTTCTCTTCTTCTTTAAACATCTCTCCTGATTCTACTTGAATATTATCAAGGATCATTTCCTCACCAAAGTAATAATTACCTTCGATGATGTTACCACTCTCTGTAACAAATGTAACAAAGGAGTTGTGGTCATCTACGGAAAACAGAGAAACATTCTCTCGTAAAGAATAGCCTAAGCTATCGGCCATTAAGTTAAGGTTGGAGATTTTTCTATCTCTCTTATTGAAGAATTTTTCCATTTTTATATTTTAGATGCAAATCTCTATTTATATAGGGTTTTGTGACTCAGTTCTCGTCACTTTTAATTTTATTTTTCAAAATACGGTCGATTGCTCGGTATTTTGGTGACTCAGAACCTTCGTTCATCAAGTAAGACCTCTTCAAAACGCGAAGTTGGTCAATTTCCTCTTTTTTAGCCGTTGGTTTTGGCTTTGGCTGTGATTTGTTGACACTAATATCGTTTTTAGCTTGATTATCAGCAACAGCCATGTCCATAGCGGCTTGATTTTGCGATACAGCCATGTCAGTTTCACCTTGAGCCTGAGTTTGCTGCATTTGACCAGCAGCTTGAGCCTGTTGTTGCATACCTATCTGCTCTGCTTCCTGTGCAGCCTGCTTTTCTTGCTCTTTTTCAAGGTCCCTCTTGACAATTTCGATCTCAGTATCGGTCATGTCATAGTATTCCTTGTAAATGTAGTCACTTGGGAAGAGTCCAGTACCAACAACAGCCTGAACAACTCTAGCTTTCGCCTCATCAATCTCCAATTTACGCTTGATGAACACATCAGAAGGCTCTGGAAGTGAGATTTTGAGTTTTGTAATGACGCTCTTTGGATAATCAAGCATTGTTAGGTGTCTTTTTGCTATTTCAGCAAGTCCAACAGCTACACAATCTTGTATTCTTTGTATTACGCGAGCAAATTTAACATCGAGTTGGCTCAAGTTAGCCTTTCTTTCAGGCGATTTGTCGTATTCAACAATGTAGTCCTTGGGAATTTTAAGGGTCGCAAGCAATTTATCACGGAAATACTTAACATCATCGACCTCACCTAGGTTTTGAGCACCAGGAAGTGTCTCAATTTTGGTTCCTTGATTACCTCTAATAGGTACAAAGAAGTCTTCGTCTACCGCAAGAGGGTTATAACGACCATCAACCTTATTGTTATTGTGGAATTTCTCCTTCTTAAAGCGAGTTTTCATCGTCTCAAGGAAAGCTTCAGCCTTAGAAGCAGGAAGATTACCTACATCGACATAGAAAATGCGTCTTTCAGGTGCGCGTGACAGTCTGTATACAAGCATCGCATCTTCCATGAGCTTGAGTGAGCGATAAACTCTAATAGCACCTGCCATTATGGACTTGCCATAAGGATAATACTTAGGATCAGAGGTCTGAAGACGGAAGTGAACGATCTGGTTTTTATCTAGCTCAATATAAGTAGACTTAGTTGTGTGCCAATCTCCAGTGTTATAAGTACTTTGAGGAACCTCCTGAATGAAGGTTTTAAGATAACCAAACTTATCCTCTATCCTCATAATGTAGTAAGGGTTAAGAACCTTGATCTTAACAATACCACCTTCCATGTTACGAGCATTAGCTACAGTTTCGATAAAGGTGTCACCATACTTACAAGTACCACGAACAATATCCCAGTAGTACCTCTCTAAACGAATACGATCAAATAATCTCTCAACTTCTTCGATGGCATCAATGCTGTCTGATACTACCTTCCATCTCTTGTTTCTTAGGTCCTTCTGTGTAGAGTCATCAGCATAGATATCCAAAGCGGCGGTGATCTCTGGATAATCATCCATCTTCTCATACTCATCATACCTACGCTTCCTGTTAAGCTCAGACTCAGGAATGAAGGGAAGACCACGGGTGTAGTTCCAAAGAGGACTAGCAACGCTGTCAAGAGCGTTAGGATTGATTACAAGATCACCCTCTATGTTACGGGGGTCTGATCCAATAGCTAACTTGCGTTGAGCTTCTGTTGCAAAGAACTTAGCAAAGATCTTAGACATGAACCCAGTTGAATACATGGTAGTAACACTACCATCACCCATTGGAGTCCATGTAGTATGTCCTGGACCAGCGTTCTCGTTTATTTGATTAACCATGTAATGTCCTCGTTAGTGTGACCCGTCGATGTCATGATCTTTTGAGATTTTAATGGCATTGGAGGTTTACGCTCCTTAGCAGGATTAAATTTAACTATCTCAGGGTTCTCTTCTCGGTATCGTCTTCCACCATAAATAGATAGTGCTAAACTCATCACAAGGTCATCATTTTGTCCAGTATCTGCCTTAACTTTGCCGTTATCACTAATAATGAAGGTGTTAAGCTCCATAACAGTTCTCTTGGAATTAATTTTAACTTCGTTCATGCGAATCGCTTCTTCCATCTCGACTAGAACATTGTCACGATTCTTAGCTGTTATCTGTAATCCCATTTGCTGCTTCTCGTCAAACCAGACATTCTCATACTCAAGCTGATCGAATAAGTAATCAAGTAAATTGTTACCTATGGTGTTTCGCTCAACGAGAATTGGACATAAATTATAATAGTTGCCCTCATCGAAGCAAATACGAGCAAGCTCATTTATAGGAGTGGTGTTTGAGTAGAACTCAGCCACCTGCTCACCTGAATAAAGATCAATAATTTGGAAAGCAGAATAATCACGCCCACGACCCAACGCCACATCGACCGCCATAAAGTAAGTCGAGTTAGGATCCGGGTCTTTCCAGACATACATTCGATTATTGTACTTACGGTAGAAGTTATCATTTATGTTCTCCGTCAGTGCTTGCAGAATCATACCCTCAATAAAGGTATCACCTGTACCAAGGA